TTTTGGTGAATCGTCCAAGTCAACCGAAAAAGAATCTCTCTTGACTCGAAGATTCACATAATACTCATCATTCTCAAACTCATGAATCGCCGAAGTGATGAGATACTTTCCGGAAAGAAACTTGTTTCTATGATCGGCTTCTCCACTTTTACCTGTAAAATCCTTATAGGAAACTGGATCAATTGCCTTTGGGAATTCTAATTTTATTTTTCTTCCGGCGTTCAGTTTAAAGTTTCCATTTAATCGTATATCATGAGTGAAGGTATTTAATAGAGCGTTATACGCATTCATAAAGTGACGCGATATCTTACTCATGTTATTGTAGTTGGTATTACCCTCAAATGCTTTTGAGTTTAACGAAAGATATTCGCAGTGAGCTCGAGTAAAGTCTGTTAGTTTATCATCTCCTATTAAGAATTTATCGGATAATATTTTCTTTCCATCAAGTGTTGGCTTAGAATCAACAAAGTCTGATCCATAGTTATACTCATACTTCGTATAAGTTTTGTTTGAGTAATCAAGGTAATTGTTCTGTGATGCAAATGCACCTCTTCGAGATTGAATACTTTTGTTCAGTTTCAAATCTGATGAGATACTCAAAATTCTTAGCTCTCTCTGACGAAAATCTCCATCTGTATTTCCATCAAAGGTGAAACCCCTTGAATCATAATACGTTTCAAAAACTTTATTATCCTCACTCACCAAAGATGCCAACGAAAAGAGTTTATACCTTCCATTGAGTGTTTGAAAAAAGAAGAAAGGTGAGAAACTATCTTCGGCGTATGTTTGTTTTCGAAACCATTCGATCACATCCATAGGTCTTTGATTTGCGATGATTCCCTTCGAAGAACTAATTGCATCCTCTGAATATCGAAACTTGTTTTTTGGAAGATTTAACTCTTCGATAAGTATTCTTTGAATCTCATTGGCGGTGTTGTTAGTATAAGACCGAGATATCTTTTTTTGATTTGAAATGTATGATTGTTCGGATATACCAACTAAAGTGATGACTTGAACGTAAACCTGTTTATCACTTGTTCCATAAGTCGGATATTCGCTAATAAAAAATTTCAACTTAAGATTCTTGTCATCTCCATTTCTTTTCTTATACTTTATGATGACTTCAATCTTTTCTTGGCCAATGATCGGAAACTCTTCGATAAAATTTGTACTATCTTTTAACGTAAGTTTTAACATCAAAGATTGGGAGTAAAGACTCTCACTGATCTCCATCTTAACGGCTATGTTCTTAATATCTTTTGGGTCATCACCTTTATAGTTTGTGATGTAGATATGTTCCAACTTATAGGCAGAGGGAATACTCGCCTTGTTTGAACCAAGTTCAAGATTCTTTCCTATAATTGCCATTATGAATTAATTAAATTTTGATACTCTTCGACGAAAGCTTCAACGAATTCTGGACGAACATATCTTATTCTTCGTCTTGCTTCATTCTTCTCTTGCTCGTATTCGAACCACGTTTGAATATTGCTAATATTACCCAATGCTCGATTAGGATGAAGAGCGTCATAGGCACCAATATAAACAAATGGAGAATCGGTTGATTCGAAACCATGAGGAGCATTCACCAATTCGTCATACGCTCGATATGGTCGATAAGTATATGTTGACAAGTCGCTTTCGGTGAGAGTATCAACATCTGCGGTAATCGCATTAATTGATTTGAGGTAGTTTGTGTATATTTCAAGCCAAGAGGATTTTTGTGTTTCGGTGGCGTCAGATGAAAATGCAAATTGATATATTCCATTCGTGTCATAGAAATTCGCATCGGATGCATCGTATGTTACGAGTTGCAAGAGGAAATTGTCATATCTCTCGATCTTGGCAGTTGATTCCGGTGAAGTACCAGTCTTAAGAAAACGAAGATAGTCATAATTCAGATCCAATCCATTCATCATATTTCGAGTGTAATCGTTCTGAGGACTATTAAGAGGACTATCAAGAGCAGAAGAAATTTCGGACAATGAAGTCGCTAAGTTTGGTAAAAAGATAAAGGCACCATGATCACCATACTCTTGTTCTATACCTCGATGAAAATCTATATATGACTTATACCACTCGTTAAATCCGGATTGAAGAAAGTCATTAATGATAAAGAATGTCCAATAGTAATCTGGTGTTCTATACAACTTTTGTGAAACGATATCAGGCCTTTCTCCTTCTTGTATATTATAATAGAGATAGGTCGTAAAATCATCAGATCTTATAGTATCTACGTCAACATGACGATAGATATCGACTCGCTCAGTGAAGTCGTTTGTTTCTTGAAGATCGTATTGTATCTTTGGAAATTGTTGAAAAAATGCCATTATTCTACAGATGTTTCTTTAGGTAAGGTAATGTTTCCAGTGGTGTTTTGTGGAACGCCATTCTCGTCAATTCCTCGATTAGCACCGACAGTATCAGCTTCGAGATCATCGATGTCCGTTCTTGTAAGTACCCGTGTTTCCTGATAAGATACACTGATATCCACTTCAAGCGGAGCCCCATCATCATGAAACATATTTGTTGTTGAGTTAATACTTGATTCAACCGAGACCAAATAGCACGAGTAAATTTTTGGTATGAATCTATTCTCATTTACATTTCCATCAAGGAAACGAATAGTCCATGTTGGAGGAAAGGCCAATAAAAGACTTTGTGCATCTGATCGAGAATCTGCGTATGTAAATGCTCTAAATTTGGAATGAATCTTTCTTACTATTTCGGATTCTTCGGGCGATCTCGCAATTAACTTAAATCCAAAGGTAAAGGAACGTATTGCGTTTCCACTAAATGTGGTATTTGTGTTTGGATTTAAAAGAGCTCTACCTTTCAACCTTGCCGCTCCTTTTATTGCATCTGGGGCTGGTAATGATTGGGCCGCGGCAGATATAATTTCTGCATTTGAGAAACTTGCGTTGGCCCCACCAATTTGACTCTTTATGCTTTCGGCTATTTTACTTGGACTAAAACTACCTTCTTGCACAATCTTTGATAATCCTCCTCCTATCACTCCAAGATCGACTGTGTTGTAAGTCGCAGAGTCATTAAACGTAATATTTGCCGGACATGGAAAAAAGATATGATGTTGTTTAACTCCACTAGTCCCTTTCTCATGAGCGGTAAATTCAATGATATTGACATTTGGTTGACCTCGAAGATCAACGGGGAAAACTAAAGCACTTGTGTCTTTTGATGTTATATATGAAGGTAAGTTTGAAGTATTGCCCGGCAGATTATTTCCTATACCAGAGACCGATGAAGAGGATTGAGATCTTGCGTTTCTTGCTAACGCAGTTTGTTGTTTTCCGAGACCTGAGAGATATAGTGGTTGTGGCATAGATAAATAGATTCTGTTCTTATTTATAAGAAAAAATGTCGTATAAAGGAAGATATAAAGTAAAGAATCCGAGCAAGTATAAGGGTAATCCAACTCAAGTTATCTTTCGATCTCTATGGGAAAGACAGGTTTTTCGTTGGTGTGATGAAAATTCAAGTGTTCTTCAATGGTCGAGCGAAGAGATTATCATTCCTTATCGATGCAAAACAGACAAAAAGCTCCATCGTTATTATCCGGATGTTTATATCAAAACAAAGGACAAGGAGTATCTGATTGAAATCAAACCAAAAAAGGAAACCGTTCCTCCACGAGATCGATCAAAAAAGACAAAGACATATCTGAACGAAGTGATGACCTATATTAAGAACACTTCAAAATGGGATGCGGCAAAGGAATACTGTGAGGATCGCGGATTCATATTTGATATTTGGACCGAAGACACATTAAAGAAAATGGGAATAAAATTGTTGACCTAATCTTATAAATAGATTCATGGCCAAATCGTATTTCGATAAATTGCAAGCTGATGCTTTTCGTTCAGGTGTAACACCTCGTACCGAAGAGTCGTTGAAGTGGTTTCGAAAGAGACTTCGTAATATCACTCGTGTAAATCGAAATCAGATATTGAAAGACGAGAATTTGATTAAGGTAAATAAACCTCTCACTGGCCGAATGTTCATGTACTTCTACGATCCAAAGACAAAGGAAACACTTCCCTACTACGATAAGTTTCCACTCATCATTATGGTTGATAAAGCACCAAAGGGTTTCTATGGATTGAATCTTCATTACCTTGATCCAAAGAGAAGAGCGATTTTCTTTGATAAGTTAATGGATTACATGACAAATAAGAAGTATGATCGAACCACAAAATTTCGTTTATCCTATGGTCTTTTGTCAGGCGCTCGTAAACTCAAAGAGTTCGAACCCTGTTTCAAAAGATATCTTACATCACACATTACATCAAGAGTCTCAGAAGTTCCGGCAACCGAATGGGAAGCCGCACTCTTTATGCCCACCGATCAGTTTGTGAAGAATAAGAGACAAACCGTTTGGAATAAATCACGTAAACTCATAGCATAATGTCTTTAGTCAACAAAATTCAAGGTACGAGAAGTACAACCACAATCGATGACTTTAAGTCAGTCATTGGTCGAAGAAGTGGATTGTCTCCCACAAATCGTTTTGCGATATTCATGAATCCTCCGTCGCAAACGCTTCTGAACTTGGATTTACAGAATCCATCAACTAATCTTAAGAGTCAAAATTTTGGGCCTGGTAAATTTTCAAATGAACCAAGAGACATTTCTATTCTTTGTGAGAGTTGTTCTTTGCCGGGTAGACAAATCCAAACTTTGGATAAACAACATCTAAATTATCGACAGAGCATAAAAAATCCTCAAGGTTACTTTAATGAGGATGTGAATTTTGTCTTTCATTTAACGAATGACTATCACATGAAGAAACTTTTTGATCGTTGGCTGGATCTAATAGTCAATCCCGAAACGTATCAGGTTGGTTACAAAAAAGAATACGTTACAGATGTAACAATACAACAATTAAACCAACAGAACGTTCCGGTCTATGGTGTTAAATTGAAAAACGCCTTTCCCGTAACAGTCAATACAATTGAGTTGAATAACGCATCAGCGGAAACACAAAAATTGAATGTCACACTGACATACGAAGATTATGAAACCGAGGGATCTATCGCCTCCTCCATCGGTCGTAATAATAAAAATGTAATTGGAGGCGAGACACCACACGAGAAGAACATGAAAAAAATTGCATCTCTTCAAGCAAATAATAGATTGATATAAATTATGCCATTACCAGTATTAGAAGCGCCGAAGTATAACCTAGTTGTACCTTCGACTAAAAAGAAATTGCAGTATCGCCCCTTTCTTGTAAAGGAAGAGAAGAT